TTGTCGGTTCGATTCCGACTCGAGGCACCAAAAAAAGGAAAAGGAAAAATGATGTACGTGGATTACAAATTTGCAATAAATGAAAATGGTTTGGTGATGTTAGATACAGATCCAAATGAAATGATTGATATTAATAAAATTCCATTAAACGAAGGCGATCACTTTGTCTTACGAGTTGGTAAAGAAGGTAATATCATGTTTGTGAAACAAGAGGTTAGTGAAACTCATGACTGGTAAATGGCACGGTGGTAAAGGAAGTAAATACCGTGATATAAAAAATAAAGAACAATTCGATGCTGAATGGGATCGAATTTTTGTGCGCAAGAAAACTCCAAAACATGGAGCTACAAAAACGCACGTAGATAAAACTAAATATAATCGCAAAAGGATTAAAATAGAAGACGATGAGTAATTTTACAAAGGAAGAATTGGAAAACAGTAAAAGAATCTATAAATCAGCAACTCCAAAGTTTACTGCGGATTGGTATTTAAAGTGGATTGCATCAGCGTTTGTACTAATGGCAATGTCTATTAGAGGTGTTGAAGGCATGGAAATTTATGATTTATATTTATCAATTATAGGTATTTTCTTATGGTTGATTGTTTCTGTAATGTGGAAAGATAGAGCATTGATTCTACTAAATGGTGTAGGATTAATGTTTTTAATTAATAATTTAGCAGCAACTTTAATATGATAAAAACAAAATATTATTATGATTTTTTGAAATACTTTGAATTAGCAAAAGATCAACAAGAAAAATGTAACGTACCAAATTTTATGCCTCATACTGAAAGTGGTATGAACGATGATTTGATGGAGAATGTAGAACTATATGATGTAGTTGAAAGAAAGTATGCAGGTTTCTCTCAAATTGTAAACGATATATTTTACGGTTGGACAGATAAACATCCATATTGGGAACGAATGAAAGCTGGTAAAGCTACTGCTCAAAGAGAATTAGTAGCCAAAAATTGGACAGGTAAAATTCATTCCTTAGACGCATGGTTATATCTTTTTATATTACATAGAGTGACTGGTTCAGCAATTAATTATGGTACAAAACCTTCTGGTTATCATAACACGCTTTTATTTAAACTTCATTTAGCTGAAAACGTTGAAGATATGAAAAAGATTATTAAGGCTGAAAGTAAAATTGGAAAACCTTTTTATACTTCTATTGGATATCAATTCCCAGCATTTCCAAAACCTACAAGCGAATATAAAAAAGGTGGTGATTACTATCTTTGTGAATATGCGCCAAGATTAGCACAAGCTCTTGCAGTTTTCTTAGCATCTCCAGGTAAAAAAGATCTAAGAGAGATCGGAGAATTTATGTTAAAATGGAATGTAGAAAATGGATTAAGACAATACAAATTCCAATATGCTGCAGTTGTAGCTGATATTGCAGATTGGTTCCCACATTACGTGAATAAGGAAAGTATGTTTTATTATGGAACAAACGCAGTAGAATGTATTTCATATCTCGCAGAAAATGATAAAAAACTAAAGAAAGAAGATTTTCTTGATGAAGTAATGAGAAGTATTTACGAAGATACAGGAAGTGTACCATATAATGCTGAAGATGTATGTTGTGATTATATTAGATGGGTTGAAAATTATATTAGACCTGGAGATGATTATGCACATTTAGATTTCGATAAAGTATGGTCAAGTAGTGATATTAAAGATCATCCACGAGGAAGACAAAAGGCAATGCTTGATCTCGGATTAGTGGAAACATTTAATGGTATTACTGCACATCCATCTGATTTAAAAGTACTTAATGATAATAATTTAAGTGTACAAGAATATCAAAATATGGTACAATATTACAACTTATGAGCTTATTTCCAAACGAACATAATATCGTATATCCAAATACTACGATAGTTGAAATGAAAAAGAAAAAACCTGTTGATACATGGATGAAAGATTATACTTTAGATCAACGTAAAGAAAAGTTTTTTGAGTTTTGTGATAAGTTTGACTTGAGATTAGATGATTTATTAAAAGATGATTTTCAAATATTTTCTCATAGATTACATTGGCACGAACATCCTTATGTAGATTTTTTTAAAGGAAAAGATGTTTCCAATTTCGAAAAGATACTATATACTATTACGTATTCTTTTTCTAATGAACATTGGGGAACATTTAAAGCTCTATATGATGGAGGAGAAGATGGACTAAGATCTAGATTCGAAAGGCATCGTCATGCAAGATCTGATTTATTTCAAATCTATTATCCAAAAGGAACAAAAGTTTCTGAATGGTTAATCACTGCACCAAGAAAATGTGCAAAGGATATGGCTCATGTTTTAGATGAAAAAAATAAACCATGGACAATGATGGAATTAGCTAAGAGATTTGAAAAGTATTTTAAAGAGGAACAAGGGTTTAGATCGCCATTATATCCATGTAAAAACTTTGCTCGATATATGGCAATGACATGGCCAGATCAAGTTGATCCAGAATCTGTGTTATTTGGAGGAACAGGCCATTTCGATGGAATGCATCAAATATTTGGTGGTCAAAATTTAAATGGAAAAGTTAAATATGAAATTGATGAAGATGGTGAATTTATTCCTACTAATAAACATGGTGAATTATGGTTAGAACAAATGTATGAACTAGCAAATGATTCACGTAATCCAATGCATACACAAAAGCTTTTGAATGTAGAAGATAAAACTTGTTTCTTTTATAAACACATAGCTATTTCTCAAGGAGAAAAAAGACCAACAAAAAGAATTCCAAGAGATTGGATATTTCCAAGGGAGTTTAAACTTGAGTCATAATAAACACGTAGTCGATGGATTTAATAGAGATATTGGTTTAATGCAACCAGATGAAGCTATCGAATATTATTTAGGATTAGCTGAAGGTTGGGAAGATCCAAATCCACCGCTCGTTTTAACAGAACATGATGGAGTAACAGTTGTCAGGGATGATCTTATTACTGGAACAAAAGTAAGAGGTGCAGATTTACTTATGTCAAAAGTAAAACAAGATACTGTTTCCTATGTTCAACCTCGTACAGGTTTGGCGGGTGTAAGTATTTTAGAAGTTGCTAAAAGACACAATAAAAAAGTTAGATTATATATGCCATCGAGTAAAAAGATTTCACATCATCAAGCTTGTTGTATTGAAAGAGGTGCAGAAGTTAGTTTTCATAGAATAGCAGCAATGCCAAATTTAAATGCGATTGCAGCAAAAGAATCAAAAGAAAATGGTCATTATTTTATTCCTCTTGGATTAAAACATGAATTAGTAACTGCGGGTTTAGTTAAAGTTGCGAGATCAATTCCTGAACCCGATGAAGTGTATACAGTTGTATCAACTGCAGTTTTATCACGCGCATTACAAATTGCATGGCCAAATGCTAAATTTACTGCGGTGGCAGTGGCAAGAAATATGAAAGCAGGTGAATTAGGAAGAGCAGAAGTGATAAGCGCACCTGAACCTTTTACGAAAAGTATTAAAGAAGAAGAGATGCCGCCATTTCCAAGTATAGGAACATACGATGCAAAAGCATGGAGATATATTCCTAAGAATAGTGGAAAGAATATACTGTTTTGGAATGTAGGATCAGAACCAATATTACAAGATGAAAGTTTATATGAAACTATAGATAGTTATAGAGATTGGGAAAAAAACGAAGAATGATTACAGGAACATTTAATAAAATACCGAGAAAAAAGAATAGTCATGGATACGGTTGGGCTAGAACTTGGTCAGAAAATTTAGGAATTGGAATTAATCATGAAGGATATATGGTTGAAACATTATATTTAGATCATGGAGTAAATTTTGGAGGATCATTAAATTTATTTGGAGGTTTCACTGAAGATTTAGAAAAAAGAATAAATAATTTCTTAGAAGCAAAAGTAATTTATTCACTTGATATTGATATGCCAGATTATGGCGCAATGTTAAAAGCAAGAAAAGATGTTAAAGATAAACTATGGTGTGATAAAGTTTCTCGTAAATGCCAACAAGCAATAACTCTAAAATCGACAGATTTAACGGATTTAAATTGGTTAACAATTGGAGATTCTCATACAGCAGCATATTCAAAAGAAAATTCAATGGTGATTAAAACTGATGGATTAACATTGAATGGTCAAGTTAAAACAGATTTTGAATACGTAACAAAACATATTCAAGAATGTAATCCTAAAGGTATTACTATGTCTTTCGGTAATATTGATATCAGACATCATATTATTAGATTATCTGCAGATAGTATGCCTATGCTAAAAGCGTGGAAAGAATATGGAGATAGATTAGAAAGAAATGGAATTAAAGTTGAATACTCTACTCCATGGCCAATTGAACATGAAGAAAGAAGATTGCCTAAAACAGGATATTACAAAGATCAACCATTTTGGGGATCAAGATTTCAAAGAATTGCTGCATTAAAAACATGGATTATGAATATGGATAATTTAGAAATGAATAGAGTTGAATATCCAGAAGAATGGTTATCGATGGATGGAGAAAAGTTTGCTAAAGACAAAATGGAGAGCGTTTCGTCTGTGCATCTATCACCTGAAGTATATCGAAGAAAAAATTGGGGAATTAACTGTGTACAATTGTCCGATTTTATGGTATAATAGGACATATATTATTAGAGGAAAACTATGCCAAGTATTAATTTAAATAAACAACCACCAAATAGGTGGAAAAAACGTAAAAATCAAAAACCACAAGGTCCAATGCCTTTTGATGTGGCTATGAGAAAGTTTAAAAAAGCTGTCGAGGCAGCAGGTATTATTCAAGAAGTTCGTAAAAGAGAATTTTATGAAAAACCTACTGCTAAGCGAAAAAGAAAAAAAGCAGAAGCTATCGCTCGATGGAAGAAAAAAGAAAGAATGCTTAAACTAAACGGCTATCCAGAGTCGAGGAGAAAAAGATAATGTCAGTAATGGATAAATTAAAAAAGAATTCTAAAATTAAGTTTACAAAAGAACTTAATAAATCAGAATTTTTTACAGAAAAAGATATGATCTCAACTGATGTACCAATGGTCAATGTCGCATTATCTGGCGATATCGATGGAGGTCTTACATCAGGATTAACTGTATTAGCAGGTCCAAGTAAACATTTTAAAACATCATTTGCTTTATTAATGGCAAGTGCTTATTTGAAAAAACATGATGATGCAGTATTATTGTTTTATGATTCAGAGTTTGGTTCACCGCAATCTTATTTTGAAGCTTTTGGTATTGATACTTCAAGAGTATTACATACACCTATTGTTGATGTAGAACAATTAAAATTTGATCTTGTAAATCAGCTTGATAATATTGATAGAGGCGATAAAGTAATTATTGTTATTGATTCTATTGGTAACTTAGCATCGAAGAAAGAATTAGAAGATGCACTTAATGAAAAATCAGTTGCCGATATGTCAAGAGCAAAAGCATTAAAAGGATTGTTTAGAATGGCAACTCCATATCTAACAATGAAGAATATTCCTTTACTTGCAGTAAATCATACATATCAAGAAATTGGATTATTTCCAAAATCAATTGTATCTGGTGGAACGGGTATATACTATTCAGCAGATAATATTTGGATTCTTGGAAGACAACAAGAAAAGAAAGGCACAGAAATTACGGGGTACAACTTTGTTATCAATGTCGAAAAATCTAGGTTTGTTAAAGAAAAATCCAAAGTTCCTATTAGTGTTTCTTGGGAAGGTGGTATTGAACCTTATTCTGGCTTGCTTGATGTTGCTATGGCTGGTGGCTATGTTACTAAACCAAATGTGGGTTGGTATGCAAGAGTTGATCATGCCACTGGTGAAATCGTTGAGCCAAAGGTTAGAGAAAAAGAAACACTTAATAAAGAATTTTGGGATCCAATCTTTAATGAAACAGATTTCAAAAAATTCATAAAATCATACTATCAGATTGGTCATAAACCATTACTTGATATTGAGTTAGGGTTGGAGGAAGATGGATAATCATTATACTACTCAAGAACACCCCGATTCAGATTTTTATGCGTTAAAATTTACTGAAGAATCTCCATATACAAACGTAATGGTAATATATGGCACAGTAAAGATTTTAGAAGATCAAGAACTAGATATCGCAACACTGCAATTTACATATAACATTGTAGATCCAGGTGATTATGACCACGATGATTTAAGAAAAGATAAAGATTTTAATAATTATCTTGGAGATTTATTACAACATATTATTAGAGAGGGAACAATTGGAAATTCAGAATCAACTACCGACACACATACTGAGTCATCTACTCAATAATGAGGAATATTGCAGAAGAGTAATACCTTATATTGAAAAGACTTATTTTGAAGGCGTACATAAAATAGTATTTGATCTCATTGTCGATTTTGTTTCAAAACATAATAAGCTTCCAACAGGAAAAGTTTTAGATTTAGAACTTAAAAAAATATCTGCTCCAGAGGATTCACTAAATCATGCTTCTTTACTCATTAACGAAATCAATACAAGATCCGACGTTGACACCGATTATCTTATCAACGAAACAGAAAAATGGTGTCGTGATCGAGCTGTATATAATGCGATCATGGAATCCATACAAATTATTGATGGTAAAGATAAACAAAAAACAGAAGGTGCTATACCAGAAATTTTGTCTAATGCCTTAGGTGTTTCATTTGATCAAGCGATTGGCCATGATTATGTTGATGATTCTGATGCTCGTTTTGATTTCTATAATAGAAAAGAAGAAAGAATTCCATGGGATTTAGATTATTTTAATAAAATTACAAAAGGTGGTATACCAAATAAAACATTAAATATTTGCTTAGCTGGTACTGGTGTAGGTAAATCATTATTTATGTGTCATAATGCTGCATCAGTATTAACTCAAGGTAAAAATGTTTTGTATATCACTATGGAAATGGCAGAAGAAAGAATTGCTGAAAGAATTGATGCGAATCTTATGGATTTACCTATTCATCAACTCGAGTCATTACCTAAAAATGTCTTTAATGAAAAGATTGCAAGTATCGCAAAAGGAACAATTGGTAAATTAATTGTAAAAGAATATCCAACTGGTGCTGCTCATGCTGGTCATTTTAGAGCATTGTTAAAAGAATTAAAGTTGAAAAAGAACTTTAGTCCCGATATAATCTATATTGATTATTTAAATATTTGTGCTTCATCTCGTATGAAATCGATGGGTGGAAGTATAAATAGTTACACTTATATTAAAGCTATTGCTGAAGAGTTACGTGGTTTAGCGATTGAGTTTAACTTGCCAATTATGTCTGCAACGCAAACAACTAGATCAGGTTTCAGTAATACAGATATAGGTCTTGAAGATACTTCTGAATCATTCGGCTTACCAGCCACTGCTGATTTGATGTTTGCTTTAATTTCAACTGAGGAATTAGATGAACTCAATCAAGTGATGGTCAAGCAACTTAAAAATCGTTATAATGATCCTACAAAATACAAGCGATTTGTCGTCGGTATTGATAGGGCAAGAATGAAATTATATGATGTAGAAGAATCAGCTCAATCTGATATTGTTTCTGATATGAGCATCCCCGATAAACCAATCGCAACGTGGGGGGACAATGAAAGAAAAGACACGTTTGCGGAATTTAAAATATAGGAGAAAATATATGAATATGTTACTAAACGCAAAAGGCTGGGTTATGGACAGACTTAAAGAAAGAACATCACTTGATGGTGTTGCACTTATTGCTGTCTGTGGATCAGTTATTTTATTCGGAGGCTTAGCTAAATTATTAGCATGGGTCGGTTTAGGATATGGAATATATACTCTAGTTAAGTCTGAGGGTTAATGAAAAATGTTTAATGTTCGTGTGGTCTCGTATAGCAGACCAATGGATGAAGAAAAATTAAATGATGATCTTATACAATTGGTTGCTTATTGTGCACGAGTTTCTAATCCTGGAAATCAGTACAATAACGAAACTGCCGACAAGTTAATTAAATATTTGATTAAACATCAACACTGGTCACCGTTAGAGATGGCCAGTGTTTGTATGGAAATTGACACAACTCGGGATATCGCTCGACAAATTTTAAGACATAGATCTTTTTCTTTTCAAGAATTTAGTCAGCGATATGCCGATCCTACTAAAGATTTAAGTTTTGTAACTCGACAAGCTCGATTACAAGATAATAAAAATCGACAAAATTCAATTGAAATTCCTATGGAAGATTCTATCAATCATATATGGGAATCATATCAAGAAGTTATTATTGAAAGATGTAAACACGCATACGAATGGGCTATTCAAGCAGGTATAGCAAAAGAACAAGCTCGAGCGGTATTGCCTGAAGGTTTAACAATGTCACGTATGTATGTAAATGGAACACTACGTTCATGGATTCATTATATTCAATTAAGATCCGCTCATGGAACTCAAAAAGAACACGTTGAAATAGCTAAAGCTTGTGCTGAAGCAATTTATCAAATTTTCCCTTTGGATGATGTTATATAAGCTTATTTTTATATGTAATTATTATACATAAAATTTATATACTTTTTTTTAAAAAAAGGGTTTACAAACTCTCCCATCTTTGGTATAATAGGTACATAAATTGATGAAAGGAGTGAAAAATGTCAAATAACACAAATACAGCGATCCTCGAAGCTATAAACGAGGAAGTAAACGAACTATCTTCAATGAGTGTAGTTAGTGAACTTGGAATTACACCAATTGCTGACTCTTTTGATGAATTCTTAGCTTTTGCTGATATGGAAAAGTTAAGATGGAAATTAGTTCTCAAAAGATTCGAGGAGATGAGTGAGTAATATGGATTATTACAAAGAGTTTAATTTACCAGAAAATGCCACTGAAGATCAAATTAGATCTGCAGTTGGCGCACCTTCTATTGAAGAAGAAAAATACTGTCTTTGTGGAAAGCTTCACGAAGATTGCAACGAAAATTATGAACACATGACATCAGGAGTATAATTATGTGGAATAGCGAAGATACAATTTTAAGCGTTTCAGAACCCAAAGTAATGGAGTCTGCAGCGGGTTTTTATGTAGGTCAGTCTTGTGAGACTGAGCTTAAGTGGGAAAATGGCACCACTGATATTATCGTTGAACCTTATGATAGGTTGAGCGGTTATTTTGCCACTGCTGAGGAAGCGGGTGCTTTCTTAGCATTAATTAATTAATTTTTTGAGAGGTATATTATGAGACATAGTAATAATTATATTACAACAGCACATACTGAGTGCGCAAGTGAAATGTTAGAAATTGAAGCATTTAGAAAGGTTGTGAAAACAATTAATAAAGAGAATAAATTTTTAGAAGGTAGATATTCATATCCTGGAACACTTCCAAGATATTACGTCAAACTTCAAGGTAGAGGTGCTAGAACTGTAAATGCTATCAAAGATGGTAAGCATCCAAGAAGTTATGATCAATTTCTTCCTCTGAAGTATGCAGAAAAGGTGGATGTATATGTCTACACAAGATAAAGTAGCTTTTAAAGTAACTGCCAAAAATGGGAGAAAACTCGTAGCAGAATATATTTTTGCTAATATGTTAGATGCTATTACGTTCGAAGTTGGTATGAAAAACGAAGGTTATAACACAAAAATGGAAACAATTTATGTTTAATGAAATACTATTAATCTTTTTTATCTGCATAGTTGGAGTAGGATATAGCTCATATAAAATAGGAATTAAAGAAGGTAGCGAAAGCATGTTAAGCCTTTTAGAAAAAATTGGTGTAATTTTAATGGATAATGAAGGAAATATAACACCTAATACTAATTATAAACCCAAACTCAAATCATAAATTGTATAAATAGTAGTACAAGATTTAAAAGGACTACTATGCTTACCTTAAAAACATTTCAAATAAATGAAGCCCAAGCTCTAAATCAAAAAGAGCTTCAAAAGCCGAATACAAATACGGGAGTTCCTCGTATAGAAATTTTAAGGCGTTTAATCAAAGATCAAAAACCACTTGAGTTGAAAAATGGTGGAACATTTATTGTTGGTGATATTGATGACGCAATGCAAAAGTTAAACCAATTTGAAACAAATCCCTCAAATATTAGTTTTGTAAGTACCGATGGATCAATGGTTCCATTAAGTCAGATGGCAAAATCGAAAGTTTTTGGAGGTGGTACTGGAGGTGCAGGTGGCGGATCTGCAAATACAAAATTAACCGAATCACATCAATGTTTAATGATACAAGCAATGCTAGATCATGGAATCCACGATGAATCATATTATACGTATGATATTTTAAAAGAAGCCTACAGAAAAGTTCAAGTAGATGAAAGTGAAAAAAATCTTCTAGCATTAGAAGGAGATTGGTTTACTTCATCATATAATATTGCAAAACTTTTAGTTAAAGAGGGTTATGTAAATAAAAATCATATCTTCCATCGAGGAAGTAAAGATATGATAGAAATTTATGCGATAAAAACAAAAGCGTTTAAAAATATGGGATTTAGTCCACTTAAAGATGATAAGTGGAATCCCGGTGATATATGGGCAATTGATAAATCATTTAATGTATCAAAAGAATTACCTGATGATACTGTAAATACACTTAATCAGGCTTTAATTAAACATTTTAACGATAGAAGATTAGTTGGTATATCATTAAAAGGTCCTGAAACAAAATATCCCCCTCCACTAAAAGAATTTAATAATCAATATCCACCTGATGCAAAGATATACAAATATAGAGGTGTATTGTTACAAGGAGCAATGCGCGGAGATTTTTGGTCATCAAAATCTGGTACAATTAAGTTTGATGGCGGAGAAATGAATTTGAAAGATAATGCAAATGGTGAAGTAGTGAAAGCAGAAATTAAAGGTAAAAATGCTAGAGGTGGTGGATTATCTTGGGGCCCAATGTCAGATTTTATTCAAAGGGAAACTAGAAAAAAATTACCACCGTTTAAATCTGGTATTTTTGGTAAAGCAAAAAGAATTGAGAAAGGAGATCTTCGAGCTATTAACTTGTTTTGGGGAATGTATAATCATTTTTATAAAAACGATAGCTTTGAAGATTTTGTAAAAAACTTAGAAACAAAAGATAAATTTTGGATATCAGCAAAATTGGGTGTAATATATGTTTGTTATATAATTGACAAAATTGGTGGAAGAACTGCAGATAATATTGTAACACATTTTGTGAACTATGCTGGCTCAAGAAGTACTGATGCATCTGTTTACGTTAAGGTAGGAAAATAATGAGATCATTTAAAAATTACGTACCATTAACAGAATCTAAAAATACTCATATGACACACATTGAGGATTTAATTCTTGATGGTGGAGTTAAGGGGGCGCGCCAAGCTATCATCGCACTCAGGTCGTTGCGAGATATGTTACAAGGTAACGCAAAATCTGCAGTAGACGTTACAGTCAAGTGGGACGGTGCCCCCGCCGTATTTGCAGGAGAGGATCCAGAAACTGGAGAATTCTTCGTTGCAAAAAAAGGAATCTTTGCAAAGAATCCTAAAATTTATAAATCACACGCAGACATAGATGCTGATACGAGTGGAGATCTATCTAAAAAATTAAAG